TTCTTGCGAGATTCCCGTTCAAGTTCCATAAATTCTCTAGCATGGTAAAACATGTAAAGTTTCTGGATCACAGGGCTCTCTACTACACGTAATGGTAGGCGAACTGAGATAGCATTCATTGTTGGAGTGAATTTGGTGAATTGCTCTCGGATGGATTCGAATGAGATTTGTGGCATAGCTTGCATATCAAAAGCCTTAGCAATATCAGAACGATCATAACATTCCCAATCGGAATCGGGTGTCGGATCAGTAGTAGAAATGGAATAGTCCAATGAAGAAATAGAACTTTCTTCAACACCCATAGGTGCTTCTTCTGGTAGATAAGGCTCAGGCTCAGGGGCTACACACTCACACAGAGTATGCGCCAGTAGGCAAGTAGCACAGTACTGACGAGATGCATGCATTTTGCCCGATTTGGCAACAATGCGGCGTTGGTTGTCGAAATGCTTTTTACACATAGAAGTAGTCAATTTCAACGTCTCGTGAATACTGAGAGGTTTGTCATCCTGCAATTTTCCACTAGCAGGGGCTGTAAGGGTAACCTTATTGCGCATATCGGGGACATGTGCATAGATTTCCCAAACATCAGTTTCGAAATCTTCTTCTGGAAAGTCAGCCATAGCTTTGAAGGAGTCCAATCTTCCATCGGGAAGTCTGTACTCAGGCTTAGGCTTTACTTGAAGATGAATATCGGCACGACGTACAATGGACCCAGGGTTGATGGATCCAAGACGTGCATGATTGGCAAGTGGAGCATTACTAGTCACCATAAAAACGCAAGGGCGAATTTCAACTTTTCCTTTTTCATGAAGGTCAGCTTTGTTCGCATAAGTGATCATATTGTTGTTAATGTCAATCATACGTTCTACTGGTGATTTCTCAAGAAACTCGGCTTTGGTATTGCCCATATCGTCAAAATAAATTCCTTGAGTATCTCCTTTGATGGTGGAGTCAAATTTGTCGGATTCTTTGATAATAGCTGTATGCTTGGGATCCGGGTCTGCACCCGCAATACTTAAACAATCAGACATCACCAATTGAGCGACGGTAGACTTACCAACGCCAGTATCACCAAAAATATATCCAGTGAATGGGGCGTATCGGAGAGTTCCATCAATTCGCTTGGCAGAATAAGCCGCACGATTTACTCGTAAAGTTATAAGACGCTTTTCTAAGACACCAGATTGCCAAGTTCCTTTTGCAGAACGGTAGGCAGTCTCGGCCATCTCAATAGCTTCTTCGAGCATAGATCCATATTCTAGATCATTGATGGGACGATAAACACCCTTATAATTAATAGGATTCGCACACAGGTTAAAAACCATAGCGTGCTCATGTAATTCAATAAGAGTGAAGTAGAGGTCATCAAATTCTCGACCAGCATCGGTCGTGAATAAGAGAGGTGCCAGGGAACCTTGCTTGAAACATTCGTATCCACCTTCAATGAAAGTGACGACTGTGTCGAGCATAGCGCCCATGAAATCAATAGCGG